TCTGAACAGTATCTGTTGGTCATATCTTTCGATATGCCTGACATGTAGTCTCATACTCCAAGGCTTGATAACCTCAGACTATTGAACTCTATGCCTAAAAACATGGAATTCTTCAATAAGATATTATAAAATTAATTATAATATGATAGATAACAAATTAAATCTTATCCTGGTTTGGATAGTATCTAATTGGTTTCCTATCATCCCTATTGAGGTACGTAATCTTGTATTACGAACATGGATTGATTTAATCAAGACATGGGTCTCCAATAATGGAGTGCCTCACACTATTAAACGAATCAAAATGATTCGTTTGATAGTGACCCGGTATCTATGTGGTCAACCTTTAATGGTTAATGACCTCATGGTTGGAGTATCCAAAGATGGATTTCCAACAAGTATTTCCTTTATGAAGGATCTACTAGATTCTGGGGATTCACAATCTGTTAGTTTTGTTCTAACATTGCTCGGGATTTCCCGTGCTATGAAAGCAGAAGGTAAAGTTAGTTATAACTCTATCTCTGATCCTTTCAAGGGAGTTTCTAAAACTCTTCCTAAAGATTTTATAAATCTTTTTGTGAAGGACTTTTGCCTTGTTCTTGAGGATAACAAGATTACAGTACGTGACTTCTTTTTATCATTGAAGTCAGGGCCTCTCGGTGGTCCAGCTATTTTATTAGCTCACCACGCTACCCGTTATTTTACGGGGCGTAACCTATGGGGATTAAATATCCTTTTAGGTGAAGAGGGCATGAGATGGTTTAAGGAGTTATTCTTGAACACGAAACTCTTGAATAAAGAGAGTTCGAGAAATCGAAAACTTCATATCATCCATGATCCTGAACTTAAAGAACGTGTGATTGCAATCTTTGATTACATATCACAAATGGCCTTTGAGCCATTATCTCAATATTTATTTAAAACATTGAGAACTATCCCTCAGGATAGAACGTTCACTCAGGATCCCAGAATTCTTGATAAAAGAAGTGGGGAACTTTTCCATTCATTGGATTTAAGTTCTGCCACAGATAGATTTCCTATTGATCTACAAGTAGATCTATTGGATTCTATTGAGCGTGCTGGTAACAAACCATACCGAGGAATCGGAAAGGCTTGGAAATCACTAATGGTTAATGAGCCATTCTTGACACCAGAGGGTGACTTAATCACTTATAGTGTTGGTCAACCAATGGGAGCACGTTCTTCATGGGCTACTTTTACATTGTCTCACCATTTGGTGGTTCAATATGCAGCCTATAAATGTGGACAGTACCCTTTTAAGGAAT